AAGGCAAGATCAATGCCATTGCGCTCTAGGTTTTCTTGTAATAATGGTCCGGAAATTCTACCAACTTGCGACATACGTACTCCTTACTAGTAGTATTTATAGTATTACTTGTCGAAATTGTGAAGCACTGTTATAGGCTTGCCAACATCAGGTGGTGATGTAAACTCTAAATAATAACCTGCTGCAAATCGTTCCCCAGCAGTACCGGTCCCTGCGCCTGCGCCTGTGGCAACAAAGAATGTTCCAACAGCATTACTAGCTGCGCCAATAGCAGTATAGTCAGTGTCGCCGCTTGTTACAACAACATAGGCTGTGCCAACTTGAAAACTGCCAGCATTTATAGTTGTGCCGTCTTGCGGTGTTGTAGGATTTTGTTCTAGCGTATAGTTTGTTGTTGAAATTTGAAAAACGTTTTCAATAAACACTATTACGTTTTGTGCTGCGGCCGGCACTGGATAGTCTGCATCGCCACTTGCTAATGGACCGAATATTGTTTCACTAGCATCACCGTTGCCTAAAGTTTGTTGTGTAATTCCTACACTGTTTGGTTCTTTAAATCGAACCTTCCTCCAGGCGCTGTCTTGATAAAACTCAAATTCTTCTACTGTAGTATTGTATCTAACATGACCGTTATTTGGACTGCTAGGACGTTGTGCAGTAGTGCCTTTCGGAACCAGTGCAACGTTTGTGCTATCAAGTAATACTTGGTCGTCGATGTCATATTTTACACCTTTGCCGTTTATATTACGTAAATTTGTTGTTTGAGCTTTTATTAATCGCATTATACTTCCAAATAACTTACTGTTGATGCTAAATCTGTTAGTGCTGCGCCAATGTCCGGACTTGCAACAAATACAATTTTATCGCCTGCTTCTAATACAATTCTTTCTGAATCAAAACTAAAAGTTTCCTTAGCCGGAAGAGTTAAATCTCTAACAACTGCTGTAACTTTATTATTTAATGCATCGCCGTTTGGTATTAAGTGCATATCAAATGTTGCGTTAGCTGTTCCAGTGTTACATACTAATACATTTGTAATAGCATAACTTTTTCCTGCAGGAACGCCGTTTCCAGATACTTGGTCAATAATGTCTAGTTGTGATGTTGTTAATTGTGCGTTTACTATTGCCATATTTTTTTCCTTAAAAGAGCATACTATAAAGAAGCGCTCTATTCTTACTTATAATTTCACCCGAAGTATTGTCTTTATTTACGAAATATAACCCTGTGTCACCAGCGCCTTCGTCTGTTGAGTAAAGTTTAATACCCGAAGTAGGACTGCTGTTAGCCGGATTGTTCATATCATCAGGGTATAACGAGCTAGTAATTACAAAAGCATCTTCTACTGTAACTGATCCAGTGCCTGGTGCGTTTATTACTAAATCTTCATTTGAATTAGTTGTAGATATTTGGTTGTTCTGTATTTTTAAGTCACCTAATTCAATTCTGTTTGAATAAAAACTAGATATTACTGCTCCGTCGACAGTTATTGCTACTACGCTTTCTAAGCCACTAACATCAAAATCACTAACAGATACACTTGAATTAGCTTGTGATATGCCTGCTTGTAGATTTGTTGCAAGAGCATATGCTACATAATCAACTACGCCTTTTGCGTTAGGAACAAAGTCATTATTTAAAACTACTCCGCTACCCGGATCTGTAATTGCTCCTCCAGAATAATTAAATACATTTGCTTCATAATCAACTGTGCCTGCTACGTTAATAGCACTGTTAGGAGTTGTTACATACAACGGACCTTCGGCATTAAGGCTGTTTACGTTAAGTGGAAGAAAGTCTCCATTAACGTCTTCAAATCTAAATGAGCCCGTGCCACTTGAGCCACCAGCAACATACGGACTTTGTTCATCAAATACCAATCTTGCAGTAGGTAAACTACCTCTGTCAATTTCAATACCTGCTTTATAATCAAAACTCGCACGTACTCCAGCGCCAGCTTCGCCTTCGTTTAATGTTAATATGTTGTCAGCGATAGTAGTAACAGTAGATTCTACAGTTGTTGTAGTACCTTTAACTTCTAGGTCGCCTGTAATCACTACAGTGCCTCTCGGTGTTGCTGATCCGCTAGTAGTATCTAAGTAGATTGTTCCCGTAGGGCCGTTATCTACTATGATTCTATAGTCGCCGTCTGTTACTCTTAATACTTTTGACATTCTTATTTCCTATGTAAAAGATATGGGGGAAACTTAATCCCCCATAACTAATCTTAGTCGCCGTCAACTTCAAAGTCGTCTGCATTTGTGAAGCTATCATCATCGCCTGCTTCTTCCATTTCAACTGCGCCATCGTCTGTAGCAGCACTAAAGTTCCAAGCAATAGTTTCGCCTGTATCAATAGTAACTTTGCGTCCTGCAATTTTAGTAACTTGCTTTAGCGCACCGGCATCGTCTTTAACTGTAATAGTCATTTCGCCTGCTGTTACTGCTGCTGGTGTTGAGCCATCTGCTGCTGATTTGTCTACTAAGAAACAATCTTCTACTTCTGTTCCATCTGTGCAACGGAATTTCTTACTTCCAAGTTGCTTAACGATCCAGCCGTTTACTGATGCAGTTCCGTTGTAAAACTGTACTTTAATTTCGCTGCCGCCGGCTGTTGGCTCTCCGAAAAATCTTTTATTAAGTGGTCTTCCCATTTGTTTATCTCCTTTAAAACGTTCTAGGTTTACGCAGTGGGTCATTTCTGCATAAGTCCGCATTATGCGGCACGATTTACGACATAAGTATTTATCAAAGTTTACTCAAGTCATAAAAATAGGCCCCGTAGGGCCTATTTTAAGTATCAGTAAAAGTTTACTGGAAGCTTACGTTAGCTGCATTAGTTGTTAAGTCAACTTTAGCTAGGTAGTCAGCTGCGTTACCCAAAGATGACGCAGTGTTGTTTAGCTCAACATATCCGTAACGTGTCATAAATGATACGACTGGTTCGAATGATGCTGGATCTAGTACAACGCCTGAGCTCATTAGCGGGATGTATGGGCAATAGAATGCCGCTGCATCTGATTCGCTTGAACCTTTGTAACCAATAAGGATATCTGACGCATCTGCTGCATATGTGTTTACATATACTTTCATTGCGTTGTTCAATGTACCAACCATTTTAGTGTTAGTTGGTGCTTCGAACGTACCTTCTGTTGTACGTGCAAATGCACTTGTAGTTGCAGACTGTAGGATAGTTAGTGCGAATGGTGATACCACTGCCCAGTTACCTGCGCCTCTGCGTGTACGCTGTGCGATCTTGTTTGCTTCACGGTTGATTAGAACAGCTAAAGCAGCATGCTCGTCACCAACGAATGTAGCAGTACCACTTACAGCAGCCTGGTTGTATGTTGAACCAGCTGTGCCAGCAAGTGTACCTAGCGATGCTAGAACTTCTTGGTCAATCTCAGCAGTAATCTCTTGTGCAAGAGCTGCCATGATTTCTGCTTCAACGTCAATGCCATGCATAGACTGTGCATCTTGTGCAGACTCAAAAGTCCAGCGAGCTGATAGCTTGCGTGATTTTGCTTCTACTGTTTGCTTCAAGATTTGAATTGACATTTTATTGCCAGCTTCGCCTTCTAGTGCAGCAGTGTTAGCTGCTTTGCCAGATGTTGCGCCTGAATAAGATTCAGCAATCTTGAATGGTGATAGTGCTTCTTCACCAGCAGTTGCACCAGATGCGCCTGCGTTGAATGTGTCGCTGTAGCGAACACGTAGTGTGTGGATTTGTCCCACTGGGCCAGTCATTGGCTGCACGCCAACTAGCTCATTTGCAATAACAGTTGGCATAACACGTCTAATAACAGGTAGGATAACACGGTTAAGTGTTGCTACGTTACCAGCGGATGTTGCTCCGGCTGTTGCTGATTCTGAAAGATACTTACGAGTATTTTCCAATGTTGTTGCCATTACAGATTTCTTGGTGCCACTTAGGCCCTCAAGTAGTGCATTTTTTGTATCTGACCAGCGGCTTTCTAGTAGTTCCGACATAGTTTTCTCCTTGAATTATAAACCAGCTAGACGTCTAATGTCAACGACATTATCATCTTGCTTTGAACTAACGTTAGTTGTTGTATTTCTGTTGCCTGTTATTTCTGTTGCCTCTGAAAGGATTGCCTTTTTTGCCGGAGTATTTCCATCAATTACGGATGGTAAGTACTTATTAAACGAGCTTTCTAGCTTGCCTGTTTGTACTGATTCCAGTAAGTCTGTCATGATCTCTCTTTGCCCTTTGTTCAAAGGTGTTAAGAGTTCACTAATCTTTTCTTTGCGTTGGGCAGTTGATGCCATACGCTTAATTTCGGTTGCCTTAGATTCAGCTAGTGTTTTTGCTTTTATTGCAAATGCCTTTGCTTCAACTAATTGTTTGTCCTTCATAGCAACAACTTGCATTAACTTTGCAGTTTCTGAATTTTCGTTCAGATGGCTTGTTGCGTATTCTGAAGCAAAAGCTTCGAACATTTTACGACCAAAATCATTTCTACGTGCTTCTTCAATATCTTCTTTAAGTGCTGAAATCTCACCTTTAAGTGTTCTTTCAACAATAGCAGATACCTTTGAGGCACTTTTTGCTACGAAGCTAGTTTTAACTTCTGCAAATTTACTTTTAGCTTCTTTAATAAGTTTTACCTTAGTTTCAGCTAAATCTTTTTTGTCTTCGTGGAATTCTGCAATTTCATTTGCAAGTGCATCAACGATGAAGCTCTCAAGCATACTGAACTTATCAGCAATTGCTTTTTGATCTTCATGCAGTTCTTTTACTTCTTTAGCTAGTGACTCAGCTACAAAGCGTTTCATTAGTCCTGCGTTTTCACGCATTGCTACTGCATACTTTGCTTTTGCTTCAGCTAGTTGTTTGCGATCATCTGCAAACTCAGCAATTTCTTCTGCAAGGCGTTCTGAGATCATAGAGTCGATAGCTTCAACCATAGTTGATTTATCGTGCTCGTACTTTTTAGCAAATTCTTCAC